ACCGCATAGGTCGTGCCGAGCGGCAGCACCAGCGCGCCCGCACCGAGCGCGTCGCACACATAGGCGCGGAACGCCTCGAGCATCTTGACGTCGGCGTGCAGCTCCGGCAACTTGACGATCAGCACCTTGCTCCCCGCCATAGCTCCACCCCTTTCAGCGCCTTGCGCAGGTCGATATAGTTGCCGCCGAGGCCCTTGTCCACCAGCTCCTGCAGCGCGTCGAGCGTCAGCTCGGCGTCCTTGGCGCGGTACACGTCCTCGCACAGGCTCTCCATGTCGCACAGCTTCGCGGCCGCGCCGTAGAGCCGCGCCGGGCAGGAGATCAGGCTCACGCCCTCGATGCCCCACGCCCCGTCCGGCGTCTTGTAGGTCAAGCGTCTAAATTCAGGCATATTCATCCCCTCCAAATTCCGCCTCGTACTGTTCCGGCGTGATAATCTCAATGTCCTTTGCAGAGTAGCCCAAGGTGTCGAGGCACGTCAGCTTCGCCAGCTTGTCTTTATCTATAGACGCCGCAGCGTCATCATAGGATACGCCGGGTTTCGCCTCAAAGCTGATTTGAACGCCAAACGCCCCAGCTACGCTAAAGCAGATTTTATATTCAGCCATCTTTCTCGATCCTTTCCCGCAGCCGCTGGACCTTAAAGGCCCGTAGCTCCGCCACCGCATCCTCGACCTCAAACTCGATCGCCATCTGGTCGAGCATGATCCCGACGTCAGCGATCTCTTCGGCGATGTTGGCGAGCGTGTCACCGTCCACACGCCCGCGCAGGAACTTGCACAACACGTCCTGCAGCTCGGCCATCTCCTCAAAGACCATCGTGATCTGCGCCTGCGCGCCGTAGCGGCTGAGCGCCGCGCAGAAGGTCTTGCGTTCCATGTCAGTCATCCTTCATCGCCTCCAATGCCGCTTCCGCCTCCTCGCGGGTGAGGAATACGGTCTTGCCAATATGGTTGATCTCGTAATCCCTCGTCCCGTTGATTTTGCGGGTATCAAAAAGCAAATTCACATATATCCCGTGGGAATACATCTTCACGCCATTGACGTAGGCATCTAATGGGTTTTTTAGCAATTTACCCGTCCACGGATTTCTTGTTACCCATACCGTATCACCCACCTTGCATGGCAGCACCGCCAGCCGACCGTCCTTGTCGGCCTCGGCCAGCTCGCGCAGGCGGGCAACGCCCTCCTGCTCCGCATCACGCATTACGATGTACCGTCCTTCCGCGTCTGCTCGCGCAAATTCGGCACAGCGTTCCGGCGTCAGCCTCGTGTCCTCGTAGGCAGCAAGGCGCAGAAACCGCTCCTCTGGGATATTCCGCGGATACCCGTTTGCAAGGCGGCGCTCGTACTCTTCTCGTTGTGCGTCAGCTTCGCGTTTATTTGTCAGCCGCTCCATCACTCTACCTCCTTCGGCGGTTCCGGCAGCGGCATCCAATGCGTGACCCGCACAATCTGCCCGTGGCACGTCCATCTTCCGTCATCCAAATATACACACAATCCCGGATTCGGCGGTGGGTATCCGGAAGGATCGCTAATGATGCACAAGACAACATCCGATACCCCCCACGAGTTAGAGATCTCCGGCAGGCGCTCCTCCATCGGGACCCACCGTGTTTTCTCCTGCGCCACGGCGATCTCCTCGGCGTACCGCGCGCAGCGCGCGGTCAGGCGCTCGATCAAATCCGCGCCGTCCAGTCCGACGCGGTCGACATCACATGAATGCCAGGTGTCGGCTCCGTATATGGGCCGGTCTTCTTCCGGGACTTCCTCTTCCTTCCAGTACGAGCAATGCTTGCAGGCATTCTCTCCGCCTGCGGTGGAAACGCACCGCAGTGCTCTGACAATCTCTTCGTTTTTCATGTTCATCCTCCTATCGGTTCCGCTTTGAATTTTTTGCCCATGCCGGGCACCTTGACGTTGGGGTAGCGCTCCTCACGCGGAACGAAGTCCTCCGGGTGGTCGCGGCAGATGTACCGGAGCCGCTGGTCGAGCTGCTCAAACCGCGCGTCGCTCTCCACGCCGTAGGCGAGGCACTCGTGAAAATACTCGCCGTGCTTCTCCGCGCGGTGGATGATGCGCATGATCCGGTCGTGACCAAAGCCCTCCTCATTGAGGGCAAGGCACATCATGTCCACGTTGAACTGCTGCCCGACCAGCGCCCCGTAGTTGAGCAGCTGCCGCCGCAGCTCCGCCTGCTCCTTTGCGTAAGCGTTTTTCATGCGCCCTCCTTTGCCGACGCCCTCGAGGGCAGCGGCCACCAGCCGAGGCACGGGGCCTCGATCGTAGCACCTCCGACAAAGCGCCAGTCCCATCCGCTCCAAGTCGCAAGGCGGCAGGCATTCTTGCCGATGTCAAAGCAGGCATAATATTCGCCCGCCTTCGGTGGATTTCCGGCCTGCCATTCCGGCGCGGCGAGATCCACGCCAGCCCTCCGCTCGTCTCGCGGCGGTAAAGGCTCGTCCGTCAGCCCACAGAGGTAGTCCAGCGACACGCCCAGCAGGTCCGCAACGCGCGTAAAGCGGTGGATGTCGCTGAGATAGCAGCTATAACCATAGGGCAGCTTGGTATTGGCTGCATATTTTGCCTCGCCGTTTTCGAGCCGCACGACCTCGTCCGCGTCGGGGACGCCATACACAACGCCCGCGGCGTTGTAGCACTCCACTACGCTTTTTCCGGCTGCGGCGCGAGCGACGCCAAAGCGGCGCCACAGCTCCGTGATCTCGCCGATGACCGGACGGTCGGCCTCCGCCTGCCGCTCCCGCTCGGCCTTCTGCGCGGCGCGCTTGTCGGTCTTGAGTTGGTCCTGCGTAGAGAGGAGGTGCGGACACACCTGTTTGCAGGTGGCCAGCTCCGAGCACTTCTCGCAGCAGGTCGCGCCGCAGGGCGCGTAGAAATAGCAACTCTCGATCAGCGTGGAGATGATGTGCTCCCGCTTGCCCTGCGCGCAGTCCGAGCAATTGCCGCCGCATTTCTTGCACGGCAGCGCGTCGAGCGCCGCCAGAGCCTCGGCAATCTTCGTCACATTCCGCTCACCCAGATATGTCAGGCCGTGGCCATAATAGTTCTTTCGGTGCGTGTAGACGTGGGCGATCTCATCCTGCAGCTCCGTCGGCATGTGCGAGAGCGCGTAGGCCGTCGCCTCGGGCAGCTCGCCCTTCTCCCACGCCTTTGCGATCTGCTCAGATTTGCTCAGCCCCTCGCGGATCACCTTCAGCCGCGCAAGCTTAGACTTGCTTATCTGGCAGACCTCGGCGACATGGTCGCGCATCCTGCCGGGGAACTCCACGCCCTCCTCCTGCAGCTGGTAGAGCAGCTTCTCCACGCGCTCGGCCTGCGCGCTGAGGTCCGCGTTGCTCATCCGGCGCGTGTCGCTGTTGGCGTAAATCAATCGCAGCTCCCGCATGGCCGGTGATAGCTCGCCGCGCTCCACGATGCAGGGCACCGTGCGCCAGCGCTCCGGCTCGTCCGCCTTGCAGATCGTGCGGATGGCGGTCAAGCGCCGGTGACCGCTGACCACGATGTAGCCGCCCTCGTCATCGGGGTCGGGGCGAACACGCAGCGGCTGCTGTAATCCGACCAGCTCGATGTTCTGCGCGAGGGCCTCAATGCCCTCCATGCTGTAGAAGTTTTCGCCGTCGCCGCTGAGCTTCGCCTCGTCGATGTATTCGATCTGCTCCCGTGTGCCCGATTCGGGCACGGCCTCGGGCAGCGTCGCCGCGAACTTCGTAATGTCAAACTTTTTGCCCGCCATGTTAAACCTCCTCCATCAGCTCGCCGGCAAGGCAGCGGTAATCGATCGCCGCGCTGCTGCGCGGGCTGTACTCCCGCATCGGCGAGAGCGTCACCGTGCTCTCCGGCACCTTGTCCGTGCGCCGGATCTTCGTCCGGTACAGCGGCACGCGCTGCGACCGCAGCAGCTGCTCGCACTCGCCCACGACCTCCGCGCTGCGCGTCTGCGTCAGCAGCACACGGGACCGCAGCCCCGGACAGGCCGCGCTCAAACCGCGCAGCTGCGCGGTCACGGCAAACACGCCGTCGAGCGAAAACTTGTCGGCAAGCGCGGGGATCATCACCTCACGCACACTTAGCAGCGCCGCAACGCTCGCGAGCGTGTAGCCCGGCGGGCAGTCGAAGATCATCCAGTCGACCTCGCTGTCTGCAGCCGCGGCCTCGGCGAAGTGGCGCAGGCGCTCCGGCGCGCTCACGCCGTCCTTGATCGCCTGCAGGTCGAGTTCGTAGAGGTCGGAACTGCTCGGCAGCAGGTCGAGCCCCGGCTGGATCGGCACAAGGTTGTCGCTCCACAGCGGCTCGCAGTCGCCCCGCAGCACATCCGCCGTGGTGACCAGCGCCAACTTGTCCGCCCCCGGCAAGAAAAAGCGCGTCAGGTTCGCCTGCCCGTCGCAGTCCACCAGCACCACGCGCTGCGCGTAGTCCGCGACGAGGATGTCGGCGAGGTTGATGGCGGTGACGGTCTTGCCGACGCCGCC